GCCGTGCCGCCCGCCGTCCCCGAGACCGCGGCCGATCGGCTGCTCACGGCAGCGCACGCTGCCTTGATGACGGACGGCACCCTCGGCGGTCTGGCCTTGGGACTGCGCGAAGTCGATACCGAATGGGAGATCGAGGACGCCGATGCGGTGGCCGTGGCGCTGCCGGCGCGCTACCGCATCACGTACCGGACGCTGGCCAACGATCTTTCAACTCTTGGATGAACACCCATGACCGTACTTGTCCTGACCCACCCGCACACGCACGCGGGCAAGCCGTATGCGCCCGGTGACCGGATCGAGGTGGACGTGGCCACGGCCGACTGGCTGATCGCGCACGACATCGCCAAGCCGGGGCCGGCCGCCCCTGTCGCCAACCCCGACACCGCACCCGAACCGAAACCTCTCCCACGCAAGGAACCCAAGCCATGAGCACCTATGCATCTTTCCAAGGCCGCGTCTTCCTCGGCAAACGCGACGCGGCCGGCCTGCCCATCGAAGTGCGCTCGCCCGGCAACGTGGCTGAGCTGAAGCTTTCGCTCAAGACCGACGTGCTGGAGCACTACGAGAGCCAGACAGGCCAGCGCTCGCTCGACCACCGGATGGTCAAGCAGAAGTCGGCCACGGTGAACCTCACCATCGAGGAGTTCACCAAGGAGAACCTCGCCCTCGCGCTGTATGGCAACCACGTCACCGGCTCGGGCGGCACGGTGACCGGCGAACCGGTAGGCGGCGCCGCGCCGGTCGTGGGCGACCGCTACTTCCTCGCGCATCCCAAGGTGTCGTCGCTGGTCGTGATGGATTCGGCCGGCACGCCCGCCAACTTGACCCTGGGCACCCACTACACCGCCGACACCGATTTCGGTGCCCTCCAGTTTCTGGAGATCACCGGCTTCACGCCTCCGTTCAAGGCCAGCTACGCCTACGGCGTCGCCACCGAGATCGGCATCTTCACGCAGGCGCTGCCCGAGCGTTACCTGCGGCTGGAAGGCGTCAACACCGCACAGGGCAATGCCAAGGTGCTGGTCGAGCTCCACCGCGTCGCGTTCGATCCGCTGAAGGAGATCTCCTTCATCTCGGACGAGTACAACAAGTTCGAGCTGGAGGGCTCGCTGCTGGCCGACTCGACCAAGCCCTTCGACGCGCTGCTCGGCCAGTTCGGCCGCATCGTGCAGCTCTGAGCCGGGGTGAGCCATGAGTGATCTGGAGACCCTGATTCCGCAATCCGTCGAGCTGGTCATCGACGGTGAGCCTCTGGCCATCAAGCCGTTGAAGGTCGGCCAGATGCCGGGCTTCCTGCGTGCGATCACGCCGGTGATGCAGCATCTCACCGGCGGCGAGATCGACTGGCTGACGCTGTTCGGCGAACGCGGCGATGACCTGCTGTCGGCCATCGCCATCGCGGTGGGCAAACCGCGCGCATGGGTCGACGAGCTCGCCGCCGACGAGGCGATCCTGCTGGCGGCCAAGGTGATCGAAGTGAACGCCGATTTTTTTACCCGGACGGTGATCCCCAGGATCGACACCCTGTTCGCGCAAACGAAGCTGCCACCGGGGAGCAAGGCGGCGGCTGGTTCGACACCGTCCAGCACCTGATCGAGCACGGCCACCGCCTGCCCGACATCCTCGACTACACCCTGGCGCAGGTGCGCGGCTTCGTCGCCGCGACGGCGCGCAGCGACGCGGCCCGCGATGCGCGGCTGCTGTCGATCATCGCCATCGGCACGCGCAGCGATGGCCGCCACCTTGACCAGACCCTCGACCGGCTCACCGACCATGCGCATTTCCGTCCGCATCGATAGCAAAGCTGCGCAGGCGCAACTGCGCCGCTGGGGCGGCGAGTTCCGCGACAAGGCCAAGAAGGCGGTGGCGCGGGCGATTGCCAGCGAGGCGGTCGAACTCAAGCAGGACGTGCGCAGCCACGTCGCGGGCCAGATGGCGGTGGTCAAGAAGTCCTTCCTCAAGGGCTTCACCGCCAAGGTGCTCGACAAAGACCCGAACCGTCTCCCCGCGCTGTACGTGGGCTCGCGGATTCCGTGGTCGGGGATGCACGAGCGCGGCGGCCTGATCGCCGGGCGGATGCTGATCCCGCTGCATGGGCGGGTCGGCAGGAAACGCTTCAAAGCCCAAATCGCCGAGCTGATGCGCGGTGGCAATGCCTATTTCATCAAGAACGCAAAGGGGAACATCGTCCTGATGGCCGAGAACATCAAGGAACACGACCGGCCACTGGCGGGCTTCAAGCGCCGCTATCGCAAGGCTTCAGCGCTCAAGCGCCTCAAGCGCGGCGCGGACATCCCGATTGCCGTGCTGGTGCCGAAGGTCGTGATCAAGAAGCGTCTCGACATCGAACGGCTGGTCGCGGGCCGCATCCCGCGCCTGTCGGCGGCCATCGAGCGCCAGATCCGCACGGTGGATTGAAGGGCTGAGAAGAATCTATGGCGAATCGGATTTCCGTCCTCGTCGCGCTTGAAGGGGCTGACGAGGGGCTCAAGCGCGCCATCGCGTCCGCCGAGCGCAGCCTGGGCGAGCTCTCGAGCACTGCCAAGACGGCTGGCGAGAAGGCTGCTGCCGGGATGGCCGAGGTCAAGGCCGGGATGTCGGCCTTCGGTGATCAGGTGGCCAAGGCCAAGACGCAGTTGCTGGCCTTCCTGTCGATCAATTGGGCGGCGGGCAAGGTGCAGGAGATCGTCCAGATCGCCGACGCCTGGAACATGATGTCCGCGCGCCTGAAGCTGGCCACCGCCGGCCAGCGCGAGTACGCGGTAGCGCAGAAGGAACTGTTCGCCATCGCGCAGCGCATCGGCGTGCCGATTCAGGAAACCGCCACGCTGTACGGCAAGCTGCAGCAGGCGGTGCGGATGCTGGGTGGCGAGCAGAAGGACGCGCTCACCATCACCGAGAGCATCTCGCAGGCCCTGCGCCTCTCAGGCGCATCGGCCACCGAGGCGCAGTCCTCCCTGTTGCAGTTCGGGCAGGCGCTCGCCTCCGGCGTGCTGCGCGGCGAGGAGTTCAACTCCGTCGTCGAGAACAGTCCCCGGCTCGCCCAGGCACTGGCCGATGGCCTGAACGTGCCCATCGGGCGGCTGCGCAAGCTGGCCGAGGAAGGACGGCTCACCGCCGACGTGGTGGTCAATGCGCTGCTTTCGCAGAAGGACAAGCTGGCCAGCGAGTACGCCCAACTGCCGCAGACCGTCAGCCAGTCGTTCGAGCGCCTGAAGAACGCCTTCTGGCAATGGATCAACAAGCTCGACGAATCGACCGGCTTCACCAAGAAGCTGGCCGAAGCCCTGACGTGGCTGGCGCAGAACCTCGACACGGTGATGCAGTGGTTGAAGCGCATCGCCGAGGTCGGGCTGGCCGTGCTGATCTACCGCCTGATCCCGGCACTCATCACCGCGTGGCAGACCGCCGGTGCGGCTGCGGTCACGGCCGCCAGTGCAACCGCCGCCGCCTGGACGACGGCCAACTTGTCGGTATCCGCCGCCGTGGCCAGCGTGGGCGTGCTCAAGACGGCGTTTGCGGTGCTCGGGGCCTTCCTGGTCGGCTGGGAGATCGGGACGTGGCTGTCGGAGAAGTTCGAGATCGTCCGCAAGGCGGGCATCTTCATGGTGGAAGTGCTGATGAAGGGCATTGAGCAGCTTCGCTTCCACTGGGAAGTGTTCGCCGCCATCTTCACCTCCGACACCATCGCCGAGGCCACCAAGCGCCATCAGGCCCGCCTCGCGGAGATGAATCAGATCTTCGCGCAGATGTACGCCGACGCGACCAAGGGTTCCGACGCCGCCAAGGGTGCGATGAACACCGCCGCGTCAGCCGCCGAGGAGATCGCCAAGCGGCTGGAGGCCGTGCGCCAAGGCACACAGGAAGCGGTCGGTCGCGGCATCGAAGCGGTTCACGCGGCGCTGGAAAAACTGAAATCCCGCCTCGGCGAGGTGGAGCAGGCCGTCGGCAAGGCCAATCAGACCGTCAACGACGCGACCGCGAAGATGGCCGAGGCCTACAAGGGCCTGACCTCCATTGTCGAGGCCAACCTGCAGCGGCAGGTGGAGGCCGTGAAGGCGCGCTACCAGCAGGAACAGTCGGCGCTGGAACTCTCGAAGCAGTCCGAAGCGGCGCTGATCACCAAGTCCACGCAGCTGCTGACCGAGGCGCTGACGCAGCAGACCACGCTGCGGCGGCAGGCCA